TCATCATCATCATCATCATCATCGTCATCATTTTCATCATCTCCTTCTTCGTCTAATTCGTTATTCTCTTGTTCATAATCAGAATCATCAGAATAATCTGATTCATTGATATCATTTTTCACTTCTTGAATACCAGACAAATCATTTTTTTCTTTTGACATCGTTGTTTCGAGTTATATAGATTAATATAAATATATATATATAGGTTACACTAAAAAACGTATTATTGAAAGCTTTTTATTTTTATTTTTATTTTTTCAATTTTACTTTTTTTTCATTTAACCAATTTTTCATTTAACCAATTTTTCATTTTATCTTTAGTTTTCCTATTCCATTTATACATCGTGTGTTTTCCATATAAAGTCACATACTGTACATAAATACAAGTGTTTCATTTGTACATTATCATAACGAATGTATAATGCATCCGTGTAAGCAGCCTTTGCTTTTGGGTCATTGTTTTTATTGGTTTTACATTCTTCATTGGGACAAGGAATCTCAATATGGGGTAAAGTAGGATCGTGCTTAGTATAACGATTCACAATATTCTGGTAGTTCGTATTGTCTGCGTTTTTACTGTCATACTGAATATTCAAAACACATGCTCCTATGAAATTTTCATCTTCGTGACCACATACTCTACAGGAATAAACCAAGCGATCCAACTCAACATCATCGGTAGTAGCCGCGTTGTCTTTTTTTTCTTTTTTGTTATCATTTATAGTATTGGTAACACTTGATAATTGATGATAATATTTATTATCACAAACTGGACAAAAACGGATTTTTTGAGCACTCATAGTAGTTTAATTTACTAATAATAATTATGTATAACTTTACTATATATTTTATATAACTTCTTTTATTTAATTTTCAATTTTAGTTTATTTTTTCATAGACCCAAATACCACGCAATTTATTAGATTTAATACCAGTAAATGCAATCATATGTACAAATTTCAATGATGTTATTTTCATTACCGTATGTAGCATAAAATATTCAATCGCACCGGCTGATGTATCACCTACATAAATAGCAACATTTCCACCAGGTTTTACACATCGACACGATTGAATTATAAGCGGTTTATAAAATTCATCAATCCAATTTGAATACATAGGGTTTTGATCGTAATACATTTCATAGTCGAAAAATGGAGGACTTGTAAAAACTAAATCAAACAAATCGTCTTCTAACTGTAATACCCCACTTTCAAATGGTTCTGTACGGATCTCCGACTCATTGCTAAATTTTAATGCGTTAGTGGATAATTGAACACACTCTTGGTTAAATGCTTTGGCTAATTGTACATATCCTGGTCGCAAATTACGATTTGGATCAAAGCCTACATATTTTTCAACACATTTTGACGCCAATGCACCAATAAATCGATCTCCCCAACCCGCGCATGGATCCAACACGCATTTTGCCCCAAAATACTCATATATTGCTTTTGCATAACCCGGCATAAATGTAGTTGCAATCTTATAACTAAATCTTCGTTGCATTTCCCATTTTGCTTCATTTGGATTTTTTGATGCAAGTATATGTTTCTTTAGACGCCCGTCATTTTTAAACCATAGTTCCCAAAAACTAGACAATGTGATCATCCTACCTCTCTGTTTCAATTTCAATCTCGTTTTTAATATTTGATCTTCTTGTATAGAACGTGTAATCAAAGATGTATCGTCATTGTCTAGACTGAAAATGACAGCAAACCCATCATCATTGCATTTTGGGTTTTTACTGAATTTTGCACGTTCGCTCTTTAAACGCTTTACCAAAGCCTTTATATCTAGATTATCGATTTCACGAGGACATGTTGGATCATTTACTGTAGAATCATGTAGTTCTTCTTGGATCGCCTTTTCAATTGCTTTTTTATCACATAATGACTCCATTGTATTGATTTTGCTGCGGTGGTTACTGTTATATCTTAAGTTGTTTATAACTATTTTACAATTACAATTCAAAAATCAATTTTATTTATTTATATGGTTGAATATAGGACACATAATTGTGTTCGTTTCTTAAAGGGCGTTTTTTCTACAAAGAATAGTAAAAAAGAAAATAACTAAAATTGATTTTAAAAGAATTTAGTAAGAAATTCATATACATAATTAATATAACCTAGTGTCTTTAAATTGTAATTAAACTTTGCACATGACATCAACTGCGGAGCCTTCTTCTAAGAAGATTCAATCAACGGTGCCTTCACCGGTGACCTTTGATAAATTGTTGGAAAAAAAGGTAATTGAAAAAGGATCTAGTTCAGAATTAACTCATCAACAGTTTGGGAAATATACAAAACGATCATATTCTATTAGTGATCCAAAGGAATATGAAGAATTCATGAAAATGTATTACAATGAGGTTTTGAAGGTAAATCGTACGCATAATATGATAGAAAGACAGCTCACGCATAAACAGAAAGGTCCAGGTGTTCATTTAACCGATATTGATCTACAGTTTTCTCAGGATTACGTTACAAGACAATATACTCAATCTCATGTAGATAGATTAATTGACTTTATCTTATCTGAATATGAAACTATTTTCGAACTGGATGAAGATATACAATTTCCAGTGGTTGTCATGGAGAAACCTTCGCCTAGAGTAGTGACGAAAAACAGCGGTACTATTGTAAAAGATGGTATCCATATTATGTCATGTGTAAAATTAGACCCTTATTTACTCCTTTATCTTAGAGATAAAATGATTAAGTTCTTGGAAGAAAATTGGAGTGATCTACCTATTACTAATACATGGGACGATGTAGTAGATAAGTCGATCGCAGATGGAACAAACGGATGGCTTTTGCCGAATTCAAAAAAAGAGGATGAACCGACTTATTACTCTATAACAAAGGCATTTCGTGTTTATTTTGACAGCGATACCGAAAAATTTGATAAAAATATACTAGTAGAAAAACCGGCTGATTTAAAACCCTTTTACAGTCAATATTATAAACAATTATTTATACGAAATGAAAAAATATTATCTTTAGAGCTGCTTACCGATTTAGGTAGCGAAGTAGTAGAAGAATATCAAACCAAAAGAAAAACCAATGTAGATAACGGGACTAAAATGCTAAAAGGTGGTGATATGTTTGGATTTGGCGGAGATGAAAATTGGCAGATCAGTTCGGACGTAATACGGCAACTCACTACAAAAGAAGATGCTATGACTTTATTGAACGGGTTTTTGGACTCACTCCCATCGGACAAACTCCATTTGAAAACAATTTACCAATACACAGACATTTTACCCGAAGCTTACTATGGAGCAGGCTCGTACAATAAATGGATACGCGTTGGTTTAGCATTGCATCATACATCACGTTATTTACTTATTGTATGGCTAATATTTAGTGCTAAATCGAAGCATTTCAATTGGACAACCGATGTAGCGGGACTCCTAAATCACTGGTCAATTTGGAGTAATACAAATACAAATACGAATCCTAACGAACGATTGACAGTACAATCACTCATGTACTGGTGTAAAACCGATGCACATGGTGAATATATCAAAGTAAGAGATGAATCTATTGTACATATGATCGATCAATCCTACTACGGGTTAAATATTCAACAATTGAAATCACGTGGAAAACATAAAGGTAGTACTGATAATGATATTGCTAAAGTATTGTATGCTTTGTACCAAGGTTCGTTTGTTGCAAGTAGTATTAAAGGAAACGAATGGTGGAAAATCGAAAAACATTATTGGGAAAAGGACGATTGTGGTACATCTTTACGTAAAAAAATATCTACGGAATTGCGTAATTTATATTACAATAAGGCGATCGAGAAAATGAAAAAGGCAATGACAATCAGAACAGCAGATGGTTCTGCAGACGAATCAAACGAAGATTATTTGTTATTACGTGCCCAAAGCGATTACTTGCGTGAAATATCCGATCGTCTAGGAAATACAAAAGAAAAGGATAATATTATGCGAGAAGCAAGAGAAATCTTTTTCAACAAAGAATTCGTACAAAAACTAGATTCTCATCGTCACCTACTGTGCTTTAATAATGGTGTTATTGATTTTAATACACAAGAGTTTCGCCCTGGGAAACCGGACGATTATATTTCGAAATGTACGAAAACCGACTACATACCTTTAGACAAAGAAAAATCCAAAAATGCGATGAAAGAAATCGAAACATACATGCATCAGTTATTTCCAAAACCGGAATTATACGAGTACATGTGGATTCACTTTGCATCATTATTAACCGGCTTTACAGATATTACTCAATGTCTTCACTATTATATTGGTGTAGGATCAAATGGTAAATCATTGTTGATCAATTTGCTAGAATTGATTTTAGGTGAATATGCAATCGGTTTGGATTCCAGCTTTTACACCAGTGTTAAAGGAGGTCGTGGTAGTGCAACACCGGATTTAGCAAAGTTACCAGGAGCACGTTTAGCCATTACTCAAGAACCAACTGAGGCTGGAAAACCACTTTGCTTAATTGAGGGTCCTATGAAACAATTGACATCTGGTGCAGATAAAATCGTTTATAGAGGTCTGTACAAAGACGAAGAATCATTCATACCACAAGCACATGCAATCATGTGTGCTAATGACTTCTTACCTGTTAAATCGCGAGATGATGGTACATGGAGACGTTTTCGTGTGATACCATTCTTATCCGTCTTTACAGAAAATCCTACCGATAAAGATCCCGAAAAACCATACCAATTTCATATTGATTGTAATATTAAGAATAAATTTCAAGAATGGTTACCTGTAATCACAGGCATGTTAGTCGATATCGCATTTCAATTCAAAGGTCGCGTTCCTATGTGTAACATTGTGAAAAAGGAAAGCGCTGCTTATCGTAGTAGAGAGGACTATGTATCTGCATTTATTGATGAGTTCTTGGAGAAATGCGAACCAAATCCTCATGAACGATTACAGAAATCTATTGTACAACGCTTATTTACTGATTGGTACCAAAAAGAATATGGAGACAAGCCTGCGAATAAACTACAAAAGATGTATGAAGTCATGAATAAACGCTTTGGTGAAATCAAAAAGAATCCAACTGCTGGATGGGACGGAGTCCGACAAAAGAAAATGTATGCAGATGAACCTGCCACCGATGAAGATGCAGATGAAGAAGAATAAATGATTTTTAATATTTTAAAATAAAACCCCTTTTTTCTATAAAAAAGTTTTTTGTAATGATTTGTTTGAATTTGCATAAATCATTACAAAAATCAATATGAAAGCAAAACCAGTAATAAATATAAATGAGCACTATTATGACGACACAATATATTTATTTATTACAAGAACGAGAATTTATAAGGACAAATGATAATGTTTATAAAGTTGGAATGACAACAAAAGAAAACTATGAAAGATTTAGGCAATACCCAAAAGGTTCGGTTCTGTTATTTCAAATGATTTGCAATAATTGCAAAAATATAGAAAAACTTGTTCTTAAAAAATTTAAAGAGACTTTCAAACAAAGAAAAGATATTGGTAATGAATATTTTGAAGGCGAATATAAAGGTATGATTGATATAATTTATTTAACTATAAAAGATGAAAATGCCGAAAATGTGTGTATCATTGAACAAGAAGAAGCAGAGAACAATCGTAAGGATGAAAAACTCAGTGAAGATGATAAATTTACAACATATGAGGAATGGATTAAATATAACAACAATCGTAAGGATGAAGCAGATGAAGAACTCAGTGAAGGTCATACAGAAAAATATGAAATTACAACATATAATGAATGGATTAAATATAATAACAAAATAAGTAAAGTAATAATTACTAATAAAACGCGCGAAGAGGGATTTATAAAACTTAAAGATTATTTATGGATAAAACTTTCTGATGAAGAATATTTATTAGGATTTATTCAAAATTTCCAAAAAGAAGGTATCTTATTCAAAAATAAAATAACTAATGAATCTATTACTTTTGAAGATTATTTAAAATTAGAAAATAATGATGAAAAAAGTAATTATTACAAATCTGCTATTATTGAATATAATGATGAAGAAATATTAAAAGATACACTTAAAAAGTGTTATGTAAAAAAGTATGATTTATACAACTTGAATTATCATGAGTATCCATTGACTGAATCTGTATCAAATTCATGTGTCATATTTAATTCTATAAATACTACATTTACTCCTGTTGATGAATTAATTAGCGATAAAATATTGACAGAAAGAAATATGGGACGATTGATAAGCTTTCATACAAAAAATACAATTAATACTAGTATTGTTGATGATATTTTAAAATCATTAATACCAAATCATGTAATGAATGAATATAATAAATTAGTATATAATTTAATCGTCAAACAAGAAGAAAAACAAATTATATTTTACGATTATAATGAATGTTTATTGACAACATGGATAAAAGATTTATTACATAAAATATCTAATAAAAACTATTATGCGTTATCATGTGATTACTATAATGATAAAAAAGAATTTAAAAAAATGTTGAAAGCAAATGAATACAGATGTATCATAATTTATAAAGATCAACCTATGAGATCAGTTGAAGATCAAATTAATACTTTTCGTAATTTAGGATTTATAAATTTTATTGTTTGTCAAAAAGATAAACAAAACATTATGTATAATATCGCAAATTATAGAAACTATTTAAACGATAATAAAGAACTATTAATACAATGCATCAAAGAAGAAAATAATTATGTCATTGATAATTGGGAATCTGAAATTCATTACGACGATAGTATATTTTATAGTAGAAATTTGTTATTAACAAATTTTTTGAAATGGTGCTGTATGAAATAAACAAATGTTATATCAATAGGAGATGTAACCCATAAACCACCTGGGAGCGAGCCCTTTAAATATGATTTCTACTGTAGAAAATATATTTTGAATCAATATCCTAAACATGTCATGAATATAACGATTGAGACAATCTATTTATTTTATGAAACTGCTTCTTTAATACGAAAACAAATTGGGTATCGCATTATAATCAACTACATATTCATGATCATCGCGTTTAAATACATTGCCTGCTACTGTTTCGATTAAAAAGGTAACTCCACGAATAATAAAATATTCTACAGGAGTAATAATGTACGGAAACACTACAATAATACACAGTACGATAAACTTGTATTGATTAGAAAATTTATTACGAGTTGGTCCTACAAAAATTATTCCTAAATAAAAGGCAGAAAATAGAAAGTAAATCCAAATCAAGGCGTATGTAAAATGATGCAACGAATGAGTTTGTCCTACGTTATACTTATATTGACTATACTTGGTTGAAAAACGCCTCTGCATATAATTATTTTGTTGCTTGGCTAATTCGACTATTTTCGTCTTTTCATCCGCCATATTGATAATAATACTAAAGTTTCTCTATATTATAAGGAAGAATATGTTGGTCTTTCACTAAATGATTTAAAATCACTTTGAATCGATTTATTCATCGTTTGAAAAGTTTCTCCAAGTTTCATGCATTTATTATCCTTAAATATAGAATTACTAGCTGGACAACAATCTTTACCTGTACATTCTTCGGTTCCTGCCTTTTTCCTTCTTGTTAAAACATCACTAGATGGGGCGTTTGGATCCTTTATTTTCTCTTCGTCTAGTAAATAGGCAAAGTCGATTTTGTTGAAATCCATTCTTGATCGTTTTTGAATGTCCATATACTGATTGATCAAATAAATGAAGGATACAGTAATAATTAGAATATATCCAACCTCATATGCAGTCTGTGGAAGAAATGGAAAATAATAATTCAGGTAATACCATAAGAAACAAATTATAATAGTTACTAGTACAGTATAAAGTATTTTCATATTTGCATTATTTCTACCTGTTTCACTTTCTTGAAACTTATCTTGACGGTATTTTGTATGCATCGCAGACTCAATACCACTTTTTTTATTATTTAAACGCGTATTTTCTGCCTGTAATAATGTTTTAATACGATCACCTAGTACTACATCGTCATGTAAATTTCCTGTATTGTTGATATGTTTTGGTTCTTGTGATGACATATACAAATCTAATTTTAACGCTAATATAAGCTAAAATTAGATATTATTTTACAATGATTATTTTAAGGAGGCAACATACATTGTTTTGTAGTGCTATTACTTGGTGTATCGTATATATACCCAGGTCCGCAACAATCAGCACCAACACACGTGTCTTGTGACGTTTTCAAAATATTACTACTTGTAGATCCACTCAAATGTTTGGAAAAATTAGTAGTAGATGCTAATTTGCCTTGATTAATTTTTTCATAATCTATATTGTCATGTCTATTAATATCAATAATTGTATTGAAAAATCCAATAATACCTAAACCAACAAATATTGCTAAAAATATATCTAGTAATGGATGCTTAAACCCAAAAACCCGATCTACGTAGAAAATTAAAAGAGAAACACCTGCAACCACTAATACAATAATAAGTAACGTCAAATAATCTTTCATCAATAGACTACGTGAATTATTTAGTAATAATACACGGTTCAATGTATCTCTCTCGGTTTCCACGCTACTTTTTTTATTTTCAAGACGCTCTTCTTCCACATTTAAAATTTCCTTGGCTTCTAATTGTTTTCTATTTATAGTACTATGATCTTCATTACTAATAATATTTTTTACTACTACAGGCGACGCCATAATACAATATTAAATAAAACGATTATATTGTATTATAGGATAATTATTTTTTCAAAACCAAAAAAGTAGTGATTAAAACAGTAGATACTGTGATCATTCCAATTATATAGGCATTATTACGTTGTACAATTGAGAATTGCAAATCTTCGTTTAATGCGTCTTGAACTGTACTATTTTTGTGTTTGTCATCTACATAATTTCCAGAAAAGTCTGTGTCTGCTAAATCGGTTTTCATAGTTCCGATTGACGTGATTTGATTCTCCATTGAACTTCGTGTATTTTCAATAGACTGTACTTTATTTACTTGATCAGTAAGATCACCGTATGTATGTGTAACAGTAAATGGTTCATCATAGTTACGAAATGGGTTGGTAAAAAATTTTGGATTTGAAGCCATAAGTTTAGAAATAGTATATACTAAATGATTATAATTTTACAAACAAATAATACAAAACAGAAGTGGCTAGTACAGTCCAAGTTAATGTCATATATACTGAATTGTCGTGCATTATTTGATTATCCGTTATCTCTGTATTACGCAATTCATTTACTTTATTGTCTAAATCTTTTCGCAAGGCTTTCACTTTATTATGTTTATCTAGTAAATCTTTGTGGTTAATATTGGATCGCAAAGTATCGGTCTTTGTTTTTAGTGCATTTACGTCATCCTCATATCCAGTTTGATTGTAGGGTAATCTTGTATGCAATAAAACATGATTAATTTTTTCCATGGTTCGTTTTTCTGTGTCTTGTGGACAAACTTGAGTACCAGAAAGGTTATTATCATAACACGTATTATACGCATTTTCTAATTTGTAAAAATCATACAGACTTTTAATATCTCGATTGAATTCAGTAAATTTTATAGTAGGAGTAGCCATACTATTTGATTTTATACTATATC